TCATTTTGACATTGGATAAAAAAATCATCTTGCGGATACCTTAAACTTATTCCACTTTTAAAGCTACCTGCTAAAGAAGCTCTGTTATCACGTTCTTTATTTATTTTCTTACCTTTATTTAAAAGTGCATCAGTAAATTCATCTGAAACTTCTGTTTGAAATAACGGAGGGCTAAATGGAAAAAGTATATTATCCCCTTCTTGTGTTTGAATACTTGGAATACGAGCCTTAAAGCTATTCATTTTTTTTATACCATACTAGCATAACATATCTATCACCCTTTATTAATGGGGATACTTTATGCATTAATTTTGAATCAAATAACATTAACTTACCAGTTTTTGGTTCAACCGTATATTGATCTATGGTCGTTTTTCCTCCTTCATAACCTTCATTTAAATATGTAATTGTTGTTTTATCATAATAGATTACATCATTATGCCAATCATGAAATTCACCCACTGGCCATTTTAATATTTCAAAATTTGCTACTTTATGATTTGGATACATCTTACTATACTTATTAACCAACTGATCTATTTTTAAATCTACATTTAACATATTTAATATTTCTAATTTTCTTCTTTTATTAAAAGTTAATGCCTTGTGCTCATTTATATTAAAAAAACTTATACAATAATCACAAGTTTCTTTGTCTAAAAAACTTTCTACTTCAATCATTTTATTTTTCTTTTAGCATTTCTATCATAATATTACCAGCATATGTAACAGAATTATTATTCCTTAATACCATATGTTCTAAAAAACTAGGAAATATAATAATTTGTCCTTTTCTACATTGTGGCTTAAATATTTCTTTAAAAAAATTATTAGTGTTAATAAATTCTTCGCCATAATAACTTTGCATTAATTTTTCTGATGGATTAAAAAATACTGTTTTAGCTTCATCAATTTCTTTATAAATAACAAAAGAAAAATGACTTTGTGCATGAGAATGTTTTTCTTGGAAATCACCTTCTTTATATCTATTTTCCCACACATTTTGTAATATATGTCTATGTGGTTTAGTAATTTCATTACCTATTAAATTTTCTACAGTATGTAAAAGATATTGTGCTGATTCTTCATCTAAAATATTTTGAAATGTAAAAGAACTTTCTGTTTTTGAATGCCAGTTTTTTTTAAAACCTTTATTAGTAATTTTAATTTTATTAAGATTTATATTACCTATATAAATAGGTATTGAAAATATATTTAATTTCATTATACTGGATCTACTGCCTTTCTTAAAATTTGTTTATTAATTATTTAAAAGGTTTACCTAAAAACCACATTACTAAACTATATCTAGTTCCTTTTAAAATTGGATTTACTTTATGATAACAAAAAGATGGAAAGACTATAATTGTTCCTTTTTCTTTTAATTCCTTAACTTCAAATATTCTTTCTTTTCTTTTTTTATCTTCTCTATACATTCTATCATCAATTAAAACTTCACCACCTTCATATTCAGAAGAATCATTTAATGATACAATACAGCTTAGTTTTCTAATTTTGCCGTCGTATTCTTTAAAAGTTGTACTTTCATAAGGATTTCCGACATCTATATGCCAATCGTAATGATTTCCTTTTTCATATTTTGTAAATTGTATATCTTCAGACCAATCCCATTCGTAATTCCAACCTGCATTTTCATTAGCAGTTTTTATAAATGGAATAATTTGATTATAGATAAGGTCATCTGCTTTAAAAAATGTATCTGAATTTCTTACCTTTTTTTGTAATATACGTTCCTCATGAATAACACCTTTTTGTAATTTTTCTTTTTTAATTACATCAATAGCTTTATTGCAAAAATCTTCTGTAAGAACTTTTTTAAAATTCCAATATACGTTTTGTAAAAACATTCATTCTTTCTTCAAAAATTTATTAAGCAATTAGACCTATAGCCCAACTGGACTTATAATCCAACTCACTGTATCTTCGTTCCAAAGATAATTTTGACCATCAGTAGGGTAAGGTACAGGTGCTACATATTCTGCTATACTAGCCTCCCATACATATGAATCATAAAATTTAGGGGCATAAAATATATCATCTGTTTCATCATAAATATAATTAAGACCTGCATAATTTCCTCTATAAGGAGTTCCTCCAAGTGAATGAGCATTTCTAAGAGTATTATATGAAGTTCTTTTGCAAGTTTGTCCTTTTACATTTCCGTAATAGGCTTCCCATGAATCAAATCCATTTGGAACTGGATCGTTTTCATTTTTACCTACTATCACGTCTGTGACTATATTATTTTCATCTAAAAATACGTAATGTGCCATAATTATTAACCGAACGAAATTGTATCACTTCCTGAAGTAAAGCTTGTTACTTTTTTATCACCTACAACTGATGTTGAAGAAGATAATCCTCCTCCTACTGTTAAAGTATATCCTTTTGGATAACTTAACAGTACTACTCCAGATCCACCATTTCCACCGGATCTATCTCCATTTCCACCGCCGCCACCAGTGTTTGAACTACCACTTGAATTTCTGTTTCCGCCACCACCAGTTCCGCCACCTCCTGGATAACCAGCGCCGCCACCACCTCTGTAAACTGCCGAACCTGTAATTGAAGATTGAACTCCACCTCCTGCAGTAGTTGTTCCTCCAGAACCAGATGCTCCTCCGCCGCCGCCACCAGTATTATTAGCTCCGCCACTATTTCCACCTGGACGACCTTGTCCGCTAGATCCTGCAGATCCCCCAGTGTTACCCTCAGCTCCACCGCCGCCAGATCCACCACTGTTACTTGCTTGCCATGAGGGAGGACAATTAATACGTCCAGCATATCCTCCACCTGAACTTGAGGTAGTATTAAAAGTTGAAGTGCCGCCGTTTGTAGGACTAGAACAACTGCCTGATCCACCTCCACCAACAGTCACTGTATAAGATGTACCTGCAATACCCTCAAATATTGCTAGTGCTGATGCCCCTCCACCGGAAGGTTCACCTTGAACTGAGGATCTATATCCTCCAGCTCCACCGCCGCCAGAAAAATCTCCACCCGTAGTTCCACCACCACCGCCACCGCCAGCAATAACTATGTATTCAATTTCTAATGGTGGTAAGGGTGCACCACCAGCACCAAATCCTAAGACTTGATAACCGAATGACTTACCTTTTCTGGTTTGTATATTTTTTGTGTTCTTACTTGATGTAAGTTTATTTTTTAAATCTCTCATATCTAAATTCCTTATGCGTCGTTAGCTGCATCAGTAGTAAAGAATATTCTAATACCAAGAACTCTAGCATCCCCAGTAAAAGTATCTGAACCATCTGCCGCTAATCTTAATAATTGAAAGTAAGTTTGTTCACTTACCGCAGGAGAACCTGCAATTGTAACTGCAGTACTTACTGGAGAAATTTGTTGATCTTCTACTGTTCCTATACCAGCGTCTGTAACTGTAATTCCTGTTCCGTAAGCAACATCAATAGTATCACCATCTCCAACCGCTACACCTTGTAATTGAAATAAACAGTTTCCTGTATTCGTAGAACTCGGTGTCCAATATACTTGATAAGTCACTGTTCCTTCATTCCAAGATTTTGGAAAAGCTACTGAAAATTGTGCAAACTCATTTGTACCTGCATCATAATCTAATACTTTCATATCAGGTCTTGTTGCTGTTGTTTCAACTTGTTGTGCGTCTGCTGGGTTAGTTGTAGCTCCATACATTGCTGCTGCTGGAACCCACATAGTCTCCAGTCCTGCAATTTTTAAAGCAGCTCCACCACCTTGTAAAACTCCAGTTCCTTTAGAAATTAAATTTAATCCTACATTACTATCATCACCTGAAGCAGTAATAGTTGGATTAGCTCCAGTACTCATATTTGCTAAAGTGATTTCATTAACAGCAGAACTTGTAGCTGTTAAATTAATTAATTGTAATCCATTAGTATCTAAAATAGAAGTACCAATTTTAGGACTTGTTAAAGTTTTGTTTGTTAAAGTTTGTGTTCCAGTTAGTGTTGTTAAACCTGCTCCGGCAAGTACATCAACTACAGCTGTTCCTGTTGTATATATTAATGCTTTTTGACCTTGAGTAATAGCTACACCATTAGCAGCATGACCAGTATTAGCAAAAGTTAAAGTATATGAACCACTCGTATTATTAAATAATGTATAATCACCTTCTACAGCATCTGTAAATACATGAATAGATGCTCCTAAAGCTCCTGTAAATTCTATAACTTTATTGTGAACTTGATCATCAGCACCTTCTGATGTATTTGTAGTTGATGTATTAGATACTAAAGTTACATTAGCAGTTCCTGCAACACTTACAGCAACATATCCTCTTACTGTACTATCAATTCTATTTAAAACATAATTTACTAAATTTCCCCAGTTACCTGAGTTTTCACCTGAGACTTGTTTCTCTAATTTTAATCTGGTTGTATAAGCTGACATAATTATTTATACCTTATTAATTTATATTTGTAAATAATATATATTTGTATTCATTTGTACACTAAATATTTGTCCAAATTTCAGTATTTCCATCATCAATATTATCCCAAAATCTTAAATTTGTAGCTATTACATTAGCTTGAATTCCAGTCATACTAATATTATTATTAGAATTAGGTATAATAGTAGCTAAAGACATGGTCATTTCTTGACCTGTCATTTCTAAAAATTGTTCAGCACTAATTCCAGTTGAACTTACATTAGCATTAGCATTAATTCCAGTTATAGGAATAAAGTTTTCAGTATCAGTTGTAATATTAGATAAAGAAATAACTATTTGTTCACCGTTAATATCTATTAAATTAGATGTTCCAGTTAAAATAGTACCTAAACTAGTAGTCATTTCAAGTTCAGGAACTACAATAGTCATAGATCCACCTGCGGATATTGAATATGTTCCAATAGTTCCAGTTGCTTGTTGACCTGTAATTAAATTTATAGTATCAGCAGTAACAATTCCTGATCCTACATTTGCATTTATTGATTGACCAGTTATAGAAATAGTATCAGCGGCTGCTGTAACAATTACAGAATTTATTGCAGTAGTAACTTGTTGACCAGTAATAGAAAATAAATTTCCAGTTCCTACTAATACATATCCACCTGGTGTATTCCAGGCATCAGAATTCCATTCTTCTCTACCCCAACCAACTCCAACATCAAGTGAAATATTTGTTTGTGAACCTGTTACAGAAACAAAAGCACTAGGTGCAGCATTCCATGTTGCAGAATTCCAAGTTGATCTTCCCCAACCTTCATTTATTTGTGCATCAATTGTAACAGAACTTAAAGCAGTGTTTGCTAATAGACCTGTAATTTCAGCGCCTGAAGTTGAATTATTCCATGTGCCGAAATTCCATTGACCTTGGTTCCAGGTACTTGCCATAAGGAGTTTCTCCTTATGCTATTCTGATTAAGCCAGCAGATGCGTTAGCAGTTGGAAATTGTAATTCAAAAGTTCCATTTGTAGAAGTTTTAACTCCTCCAAAATCTAGAATTGCAATTGCAGAATTTGCATTGTTTGCATTATATAATAATGCTGCTTGAGCAGAAATTGTTGCATTTGGAAATGTAACATTGTCCGCATCAAAAATTGCAGTAGTTCCATCTACAGAAATTGCTACATTGGCTAATACGTTTCCACCAGTAGTGTAATTAGTTCCAGATGCTGAAATTTCGTTTGCTGTTTCATAAGCCGCAGTTGTTGCATTTAAAGTTGCCGCATTCGTATACAAAGCACATTTTAATGTGAGTGCTGCAAGGTTTCCACCAGGCGACATTAAGTCTTGTTTGAATACAGTAGCTATCGCTTGTGTTATTGCCATATTATTGTCCTCCAGTTAATGTGTTTGTACCAACAGGGCTACCAGGAAATTTATAGTCCGTTCTTCTTCTTCTACGGGCTTCATTGTTAACAGTAGCAACTCTTGTATTATACAAATTTGT